TCTATGATAGTGTTCTTTACTAAATCCGTTCTACTTATAAATAATGCAGTTGCCATATTATCTTTTTTTGTTTACAAATCCGTTATTAGGCATATCTGTTGGTCTTTTTGCAACCTCTTTAGCGTTTACTTCTGGTTTAAATCCCTCTTTTTTAGCCTTATTTACGCTTATTTCTGAATTTGGATTTTTAGCATCAGCAGTTCCACCTTTTCTTTTTGACTTATAAGTCTTTCTCATCCAAAAATGATGACAATCTCCTCCGCCTTTATATAAAAAGATGTCGTAATTATCAGCACCATTTAATCCCCAACCAGCATTTACGCTACTTTTACTCATCATTTGTATATCTTCTTTACGATATATCTTTTTAGATGCTACCATTTTCTTGCAAAATTCTCTACTATCAGAACTTGCAGTTAAAGGTGCATATTGGTATCTTACTTTGAACTTAAAACCGTTTGCTTCTCCATCTTGTTCGCTCTTTGCATTTGGTCTTGCAGTTCCAGTAGTTGCAAAATTGTATATTTTAGAAAGGATAGATAATTTAGGATTGTTTAACGCTTCAACTTCTTTATCTAATTCTTCTTCTGAATCGTAATCTACTTTTCTTTCGTCTATTAATTCCCACTCATCTAAATCTTCATCTTCTCCAAACTCTTCTAAATCAGAATCCATTTTAGACATTTTAACACCAGTTTCTTCTTCTCTTGTTTCTTGGTCTTTTACGTTGTCTAAATCTGTAAATTCTAAAGGTTGTAACGTCTTAAAATATAGGTTTAAGCTAATACCATTGAATGCAAGTATTTGGTCAAAGGCATCTATTAAAAGTTCTTGAAATGGTCTAATAACGGTGTTATCCATTAAGATAGTTGCGGTCTTTAATTCGTCTGCATTGTTACCTAATCCACTTGAATCTTTTACACCTAATAACATAGGAGAAACAACCCTATGCGATACCATTATTTTCTTTTGTGATTCTTCTGAAAGAAATTGATATTGGTTATGTGCATCACTTAATTGAACTGGTGTAATATCAGCAGCAGACTCTTTATCGTCATTAAAAGCAAGTATAAATTTACCAGCATTTGAACTTCCAGAAAACTTATTCTTTATCTTATTTTCAATTATTGTTTGTGCATTTTCATCTGGTATTCCATTATTAAAATTAATTAACATTGATGGTGCAAGACCGTTTAAAATGTTGTTTAAATGATAATTTGATACCTCTTCTTCTAATTCTGCGTATTGTAAGCCACCTTGATAATCTGGAGTACTGTAATAATACATTCCAGCTTTATAAGGCTTTATATATAAAATCTCTATTGGTTGTGGACTATCTGAAACACCAAACGCTGGTATTCTTTTAGGTTCATCACTCGGCTTTGCATTTGCCCAATCTGGATGGTAATAATATGCTTGTACTTGTTTATCGTCTGCACTACATTTTTCTGCTCTTAAAGTTTCAACTGGTAAATGTTCAACTCTTTGAATTGTTTTTTTATCTTTTGAATAAATTACTTGAATAGCACATTGCCCAGCTAATTTTAAATCGTAAGCTAATCTTCTAACAACATCTTTTTTAAATAAAGAAATCATTAAAGCATATTGTTCTGGTTTTTTAGAACTGTTTGTTGCATCTAAACCTTTACCAAAAATCATTTGAGAAATAGCGTTTATAACTGCACTATTTGTTGGACTTCCGTTATACCTATCAATTAAGAATTGAAAGTAATTATTGTTAGCACCAAATTCAACCCACTCTTTACTTTTAGATTCTACAATTTTAGGAGAACTATAAGTTGATAGATTTACAAAGCTAATCTTTGAATCTTTCTTTTTAGCCACCGTTGGCTTTCTGTATTTATTTATGTGTTTACTCATAATATTATAAAATCGTTATTACCACTCTTTGATTTATATACGTCTTTATTTACTGTATAATGTTCGTTATTAGATTGGTTTGTTGATTGTGAAGTACAAAATATTTTATCTCTGTAAATAATATCAGATTCAGATACAACACCTTGTCCATTGTAAATTTTTAAATCGTAAAAACGTCCCTCTTTTAAATCAAAAACACTTGATAAACTAATGTAATTACCAGTTTTAACACCAGTAACTAACAAAGTATTTGTATCGTTTGTACTGTCATCCCTTAATTTTAAGGTAACAGATGTAGCATATACTCTTGGTATAACCTTTATATTTTGTGTAGTTGATATGGGTAACAAATGCTTCATATATATATAATAAAAAAAAACACGTTATTTATATATTAAAGCAAAAAAAAAGGATAACCAATTAAGATTACCCTTTTTAAATAAATTAGAACTAAAAATTATGCGTTAGGGTCAATTTGAGCCGAACTCTCGTTAGCCGTTACAACAGTTGATACAGTAAAGTTAGCTGGAGATGTTTCCATACCCTCTAAAGTTAAAGTAAAACCGCTTAAATCTCCCATTGCAGCACCACTAACAATAGTACCACCAGTAACCTCTGCACCGTGAACTAAACCAACTAAAAAGAAGTTTCCGTTATAGTCTTCAATTGCAACGTGTGGTCTTGATGAAGCTAATAATTTAATTTCTTCTTGTGTAGCTTTGTCCAATGTGGTCAAAGTTAAATTTAAAGTTTGTGTGTAAAAAGTTGTTCCGTTTTCTCTTGAACTGGTAATTGCAGTTTCTAAAGATGAAGAACCTTTAATATCGTATTTGTAAAAATCTGGTGTACCAGCAATTGCAGTAATTTCTCCAGCTACTATTGTAACATCTCCCAATGTACCATAGTCTGCAAAATAAACTGCTTTCAAACCGCCAACAGAATTCTTGCACGGTAATGCTCTTCCAGATGTAAGTAAACAAGCCATATGTATTATTTTTTTTAAGTTATTTTTTTAAATTATTTTTTTTATCCAATCCTTATTTGTATTTGTTTTTAATCTATGACAATTAGCACAAAGAGTTCGTAGGTTTTCTAATTTGTTATTATTATGATTCCCATCTATATGGTCTACATCTAATTGACATTTATTTAATGCTACAAATCCGCAATTTTCACAATGATTCTTTTTATGTTCTCTATAACTATAATTTAAACTAAAAAATAATTCAGACCTTTTTTTTATTTTAGGGTCTTTGCTTTGACTGTTTTTTTGTTTGCAATTTCTTGAACAAAACTTTTTATTAGACCTATATTTGAATTCTTTATTACAATTTTTATAGTTGCATATCATAAACACTAATATACAAAAAACAATTAAAAGGGAGAAATTAATCCCCCTTTTTATTTGTTATTAAGAATAGAAAACAACGTCTTCTAAAACTGCTATTTGAACTGCTGCCGTATAACGTGCGATAAATCTCACATTTTTACTTCCATCCAAATCAGCCATATCTAAAACTTTGATTTCGTTTTGGTCAGATAATAAACCAGTTCCAAAATATAAGTTAGATTTTAAAGTTGATACCATTGTATCATCAGCTAATCCGTTTGCAACAACAACTTTGATTCCATCGAAATACTGAATATCAATATCTTGATTGTTTCCTAATGCCATTGAACCGTTTCCACCAACACCGTTAGCAGCAAATCCACCTAATGCTCTTTTGTACGCTCTCCATACGTTTTGAGAAACATAGATAAATAAATCTTCGTTACCATATAAAGAAGATGGTACTGCATCAGCAACCTTTCCTAATTCTTCAATAACGTTTGCAGCAGTAACAGTTGCTCCAACGATGTCTTGTCCAGCTGGTAAAGTAGCAGCAGTTAACAATGTAGCAAAACCATCAAATGTTCCAGCTCCGGCAGTTCCACTCCAGATGTCTTGTTCAGTTTGTGCAGAAATTTCAGCCGCCATTAAACCGATAAAGTAATCAGAAAAAGTAGCTGGTAAATTATCGTGTGCAGAATATCCCATTGATACCGCTTCCCAATCAGATTGAAAAGGTGTCTTACAAAGTTCCAAATTGATTTGTAATTCTTTTGGCTCGATAATTCTTTCAGTTAAAACAACTGCTCCAGCATCTGTAAAATCACAACTTGCGTTTGCAATAGCACCAGATAAACTAACTCTTTTTAAAACTTCTTTAAATTTTACATTTGGCTTAACCTCGATTAATCCATTTGCAATTGTGTTTCCAGATAAAAGTGCAGCAGAAATATATTTCCCAGCAAATTCTCCAGCGTAAGTACTTGTAATTGATAAACTCATTTTTTATTTATTTAATTTGTTAAAAATTCTATTAATTGTATTATTCTTACCTTTTTGAGAGTATAGGTTTAACTCTTTTTTACTTGTTTCGTTTTCTGGATTGTGAGATATTCCCTCAACTTCATCAGAAGATAATTCAACAGATACTTCTTCAACTTCTTTTACTTCAACTTTTGCAAGTTTTAGTTCGTTGATTTCGTTTCTTAATTTTTCAATTTCAGAAAAGAAAGTTTCTTTACTTATAGACTCAACAACTTTTTTAGGTGTTGCAGTTTCAGTAGATAAATCTTCTTCAACAACTTCTTCTTCAACTGGTGCTTCATCTTCTACTGGTGCTTCTTCTTCTTCTGCTCCAGCTTCTTTGATTTCTCCAATTACGCCCTCTTCTAAAACTACGATAGTAGAACCATCTTCAACTTGATATTCTCCAACTGGTACTGCAACTCTTTCTTCATCTGCGACAACGAAAACTTCTGCACCAACTTCAAATACTTCTGCTTCTAAAATAGCACCATTATCAAGTTTCATTTGCTCTAATTTCACTTCGATACCGAGCAAGGTTCTAACTTTGTTTAATGTTTGGTTTGTATTCATAATTATATAATAAAATTTAGTTAATATTTTGTGTTTTGGTATTAATTATTCTTCGTCTTCTTCTATTGCGTTTATTCTACCTATTCCTTGCTTCCAATATTCTGGAGTTTCACATCCTTTTACTTGATTGGTTTTGCACTCTATTGAATAAGTGTTTAAGCATTTACAATAAACCGCTCTCATTATGACAATGCTTTTTTAAGTTCGTTAATTAGCTTTTCTTCTTTTGATAAATCTTCTTTTAATTCTTCGTTTGGTCTTTCTAATTTGTCTGCAAAATATCCCTCAATACTGAAACCTTTTACTTTACCACTTTTTACATAGTCATTCCAAATTTCATCATTATCAACTTTTACAGAACCCATCCAAGTTCCAACTGGTACATCTAAACCATATAATGCAGTCTTGTCTTTTTCTTTATCTTCTACAATCCAGCTTTCAACTAATGTCAATCCTTTTAATTGTGAATCGTGCTCTAATGTTGAATTTGATTGGTTACCATTTTGAAGATACATTTGTGATGCTCTTTCTACTGTCTTTCTTGAAAAGAAAATATAGTATTCTTCTTTACCACTTTTTCTGTAAATAGGTTTTTGTGGTATTAATAAAGCACCCATTAATAAACGTTTCTCTTTGTTTATCTCTGCAAGTTTAATTTCTTGGTTATTAAGTGCAATAAAATCAGATTCAATTGCTGGATTTTCTACAACTGAAATTGCTTCTACTCCGATTGCTTCATCTTCATCTAAAATTAACTCGATTATTCTCATAAGTATATAATGTATTTTTTAAATTATTTTGTATTTTTAAATTGAAGCACCATCAATTATATTTCTATCCATTGATTGAGCAGATGTTACATCTCCAGAAACTACATACGCTCTTGTAGGTTCTTGTGATTGTCCACCTATTGCATCCGCTAATTGGTTTGTATCACTTGCTCCAACTACGTTAAATGCTGGAGGTAAAGATGGCATTGCTGGAGCGCCACCGCCACCGCTACCACCTGCACTTCCAGCAGATGGTGCAGAACCACCACCGCCTAACTGACTTAATCCTTTTGCAGTTGCAGCAACGTTTGCAGCGATACTAATACCAGCACCAATATTATTTATTGATTTCTCTGCTGCTGCTAAAGCTAAACCTCCAGGTAATAAAGCATATTTTAAAACTGCTGCTGAATTTGCTGCTTGTGTATTAATTATTGTTTTAGCAATACCTACCGCACTTTCTCCAATTAAAGCTGCTGATTGCAATGCTTTGTTTTTACCAGCTAATTGCCCAAGTAAGGCAAAACTAGAACCTATATTGTTTAAATTACCTTGTCTTATTGATGCCTTTGCATCTGCTACTGCTTTTTCATTAGCAACCTCTTTAAGACCTAAATCTTTTTTTAGTTGTACGTTTTCCTCGTTGTTTGTATTGGTAAATTCATCTAAAGCAATTTGAGCATCTATCTTTGCTTGTGTTCCTCCATTTGCTAAATCTATTATAGCTTGTAATCTTTCTTCTTCTATTATTTTTTCAGCCTCATTTATTTCTATAAGTTTTTCTAATCTTAATTGCTCATTTAAAATTTGTTCTGCTGCAAACTTTTCTTTTGCAATACTTAAATTAGATTCACTTTCTGTTTTTGCATTTATCAACTCTAAAGATTCTCTATCTAAAGCATTTGCATTTGACATTTGCTCTGAACGAATACCCTCTATCTGCGCTCTAACTCCAGCTAATTCTTTTTCTGCTTCTATTTGAGCAACTTTAAATTCTACGTTGTCTTTGTCCTTTTGAAGATTTTGATTTGCTAAAGCCAATTGCATTTTAGCTTGTGCCAACATACTTTCTTCTGCATCAGCAATCTTTACAAGTAATTCATCATTTGCTTTTTTACGTTCAGTAATAGATTTGGTTTCATCATCTCTTATTTGTCTTAACTTTTCTGCTTGTCTATCAAACGTTTCAAATATTAAACCTTGTCTTGCAGCCGCTAATTCAGCAGACTTCTGTAATTCAACATTTGCTTTTGCAGTTTGGTATGCAGCAGATACACTAACCTCTCCAATTTCTTTTACAATTACTTTACCTACTTCGCCTATTTCAGACCAAGCACCTACAAAATTATCAATATAATCAGAACCAGCTTTTATTGTAGCATCTGCAACTTCGCCTAAATTATCTCTGGTTTCTTTTATAGAATCATTTAATTCTTTAATGACTAAAGGGTCTTTGCCTCCAAAAACGGAATTTTCCCACGCTAATTGCGTTTCTTGTACTGCTAATTTAATGGCATAAAAACCTAATTTAAAAGGTGCTAAACCTAAAGTCACAACACTGCTCATAACCTTGCCTAAAGATTCAAATGATTTAGTCGATTGATTTAAGGAGGTGTAAATATCTGTGAAAGCATTTACAACTTGCCCAACTACATTTGCAGAAGTTTCAAAAACAACATTAAATAAATCAACTGCTTTTTGGTTCTGCTCAAACAATTCTTTTAACGTACCAAGCAACCCAATAATCAAACCAATACCAGCAGCCTTTATAGCAGTACCAATTCCTTTAATTCCTTTTCCAACTAAATTACTTGACTTCTCAACATCCTTTAAACCAGCAGCAGTATCTTTATTACCTTTAACAACTGATTTATTTAAGTCTTCAACACTCTTTGCAACGTTATCAATTCCTTTGAGTGCTTTGTCTGTTTTAGCTTCTAATTCGATAATTACTTTTTCCATTCCATTTCTTGTTTTTGTCTTGTAAATACTTCTTTGAAACTATCTGGAAACTTATTCTTTCCTTTTGCTAATTGCACAATATCTGCTTTGCAGTCTGTATCTTTTAATAAATCTAATATCTCTTTTATCATAGGTCGTTTAGTAATTCTAATTCAGATTTGCCAGTTCCTAAATTTGTTGTTATTGAATTTATTTTATATGAATGTCCACCGATTATAAACCTATCTGCTAAAGTGTAATTCAATAATATTTTTAAAGGCAAATAAGCACTTACTTTTGTGATTCTATTTGATGGATTAAAAACGCTTGTAATATAATTTTTGTAGTATGCTTCAAATAATGAATTAGTAAAACCAGTATCTGCTGGATTTTCTAAAGAACCCCACTCATTCTGCTCTGCATTAAAATTCATATTATAAGAACTTACTGAAGAATCTAAAGAAACACTATTTGATGGTACAATGTAACTTGAAAGAGCTGTAATATTTGTTGGAGTATTTAAAAAAGTAATTGTATTTCCACCTGTTATTTTTATTGGATAAAACAATAATGGCTTTCCTAAATGTGGTTCTTGGTTATCATCAACAGACCAACCCCATTGAGCAGTTGTAACTAAAGAAGTATCTGAATCTATTAGCCTTTCATATTTCATTTGTGAAAAGGGTGTCTTTACATTATAAATGCCTCCATCTAATTTTTCTCCAAAATCAAATTGTGCCTCTCCCCAAGTTTCTCCAAATAATTGTGTGTGTTTTGCGGCTAAAAAAGTTTCAGTGTCTTCGTGCCTTAAATTAATTTTTCTATATGGTAAAGCAATATTCACTTGACTCTTGCTTACATCAACATATTTTGTTATATCGTAAGGAGAAGCAGAAGTTGGGTTTGCATAAAAATCATCCAAAGTTTTTACAGTAATTTCAGTTTCATTTCTTTCAATGTATGCAATAAGATTAAACATCCTAAACAACCCACTTAAAAAGTCAATCACTTTTATATCTGGTATTTGTTGTGTTATGTCAAATTCTAAAGATGTAGTATATCCATAGCTTCCAGTAGAATATGTTTTTATAGGTATGCTTTGATTAGGTATGTATCTGAAAACTTGAAAATCAATAGCACTAAAAGTTAAAGAAAAATTTGATTCAATATAAACAGTATAAGATGAATCTTTTTGTATGTCGTTAAGGTTAACAGATGTAGTAAATTGTTGTCCAGTTGTAATATCTCCGCTATTTGCAACTTCTACACCATCCCTTCTTATTGATACTCTATATAAATTTGTGTTAGATGTAGTAGTTTTAATAAATAATGCAGTATATCCTAAAGGATTAGTTAATTCATTTGGTTCTGGTACGTAAGACAAAGACAAAGCATTGTTAAACATTATTGAGTTAGTGCCAGAATCAGAACCATTAGGAAAACCAGTTAATAATTTTTCGTTTAAATTACTTCTATTTTGCACATCTCCTTTCTTTCTATGCAACCACATAAACAAACCATAATAAGATTGATTAGTATTATTAAAAAAGTCATTAGAAAAAGAAATATATGGGTATTTAGTTTCTATTGCTTCAATTATAGAATGTAATCTAATCGCATATTTTAAATCTGTATATAAAACACCTTGATTATGTCCGTTATGATACCCAATATTTCCAACCGTTTGATTATTTGCAGCAGTATCAAAAGTCAATCTTTGAGTGTGCGTAATTAATGGAACAATTATATCGTTTGTGTATGGATTAAGTTGTAAAGATGCTTTTACATTTGTGGCATCATACGTTTTATTTAAACTTGTTAAACTTGTTAAACCAGATAGTTTATCATCTCCTAATATATCTTTTAAGGTAACTGTATTTCCAAAGAATGTAACCTTATAGGTGTGGGGTTTATTGTCTTTTAAATCAACTCCCTCTAGCTTAATCAAGCCATCTGTAAATGACGAACTATTTAATTCTATTTTTGATGGTTTTCTTATTCTTGCATCAAAACCTCCAACAATATCAAAATTATAATAATGTTTGAAAATCTTATTATTTATTTTAGATGCTGGTAAACTAAAAGTCTTTGAAAATGAAGTGAATATTTTATCAATGTCTTTTACATTTTTTATAGATTGTGTTATAGTAATACTTTCATCTTTAAACATATCAACTCTTTGCCCCTCAATATATAGTTGTATTTGCTGCATCTATCGTATGTTGTTTATAGTATCAAATGATTTGTCAAACTCAATTGTATAATCTACTAACTTGTCATTAACAGATGTTTTATAAGCAATGCTACTTGTCTTAACATTTATAGGTAACACTTGCTCTCCTGTTTCTAATATGTTTGTTACCCAAACCTTTTCACTTAATAACAATTGCTTAAACACTTCATTATATTCTTCGCTTAAATAACCACTACTTAAAGAAATAGATTCTTTTCCTACTACATTAAAATTTCTGTTAACGTGATTAGTACTATTGTAAATACCATCATTAAGAACTATGTTGGCTTTATAAGATTCTTTTTTAATACTTAAATTCTCTTTAGACTTTTTAAAGAAGTACATATCTTGTAAAGCACCAAACTTATTTATAAATGTTACTTTCTTTGGTTCGTATTTACATTCTTCAACTACGTTTACTTTTATAGTTTCTATTCCGTTACTATCTGAAATAGTTATCTTATCAACTGCACCAATTGAATAATTATTAAAGAATGATTGTAAGCAATCGTTTGATTCGTAAGTTCCAAAATTTTCTATAACTCTTTCTTGAAAGGTATCCCAATTAACACTATCTCCATAAATAGAAACATACTTTATTTGATTAGCACTTTCTATACTTGGACTAAATGTTTCTGTTGCTATTACTTTTCCATCCTTATAAAAAACAACTGTTGGAGCCCTGTTAATATAAATAGGAATTCTAAAAGCGTTGTCTTCTAAAACAAATAATTCTCTATTACTAATTAAAGCAGATGGTGTTGCAGTTTGTGCTTCTTCAAAATACCAATAGCCATCAAGTGCTAATTTGGTAAAAGTTTGGCTAAAAATTAGAGAAGACCACGAAAAAACATTTTGAACTGTTTGAAACCAAATTGCTTGACCGTTATAATTACCATCAAATGTAATATCTATATAATCTCTAATTAATTCTGATAACTCAAAAAATATTGCCGTACTTGTTCCAACTACGGTTTTTCTTAAAGTATATTGTGCAGTTGATGGTGGACTATAGAAAGAACCACTCCATATCCTTAACTCTAATATAGCGTAAGACGAATTTGGTTCTACTGTTCCAGTAAAATATGGACTCCTTAAATTTATTGCCATTGTTATTTATTGTTTATACTGTTTTTCATTAATGCTTCAACATCTAATTTGTATGCTTCTACTAATTCCTTATTCAATCCTTTAAATGCTTTCTCAAATGGTTTGGTAAAGAATAGACTTGCTTTAACTCCTTTCTCAAATACACTTCTTGCAATCATAAACTGCAATGATTTCCTACTTATAAATTGTCCTTTCTTATCTCTTATTCCTTTTAACCCTTTTCTTACAATCCATTTATCAAATGCTTTTGGTGGTGGCATACCTTTTAAACCATTCTTTCCTCCTTTGGATTTATAACTAAAAGGAGAGTCTTTATTTTCTACGTAATTAGATTTAGTTCCCTTTACACCTTTGTCTTGAAACACTCCGTATTCCTCCATTAAGAAAGTCAACTCAAAACTATTCTTGCTAACCTTTACATTTGAATCTAAACTGTTATAAAGTTCCTTAGAACTATTCTTTTTACCTCTTGTTAAGTTTGCCCTTGATTGTGATATTACATACTTTGCAAATCTGTTTAGTTCTTTATTAATGTTAGTTAACATATACTTATATCATTTGGTATTATCACATCAAAAGACAATGCCCAACCAGCCATCTCATTCTCAAACCTATCATAGAAAGGCTCAAAGTTTGGTGTACCATCTAATTGATATAAATCTGTATGTAACGTTCCACCTCTTAGTACTTGCACCAACTTATTTAGTACTGCTAATTGTGTGTTCAATATATCTTGTTCATTATTATTACCTATAAATATATCTACAACTTCTTCCTTTGAAATATTTACTACATCCATAGCTAAAACTGACAAACTAAAACGTAATATGTTATCCTCGTTACCTACATTATTAACTATGATATGAGATAAAGGAAACATTGTCTGCTTCGATAAATCTATTCTTGTGATATCTCC